AGGTGCGTTCTTTCGACAGACACCCGAACAGATGATCCACCACCTGCCGAAGATGCTTCCCATCCCTAGCAGTGATCCTGACCGGTATCTCCACCGTGGCAGGCTCATACACCGAATCGATGTACGTGGCCCCGTCCTCGTTAGCGCCCTGCTGGTCGATGAACTTCCACGGCGCGATCAAACCCTTGATGGGTCCGTTGATACGCACGCACTCCGGTGCGGAGATCCTGTCCGGGATCGCACCCCCACCCATCAGTTCGATCTCCACCGACCCGTCAGGGGATTTCAACTTCACCCGCGGATGGGTTCCGGCGAGGAAATGGAACGCCGCGTGCGGGGTGGCCTTCCCGGACGGGTAACGGACTGAGGCGGTCACTGCGTACCCGAGGGTGCATACATGGCGCCCATCTCCCGAACGGCCTGATTACCAGCCATGTCCTCAGTGGCCCGATTGTTCGTCAGGTTCAGCGTGTTGTTGATTGTGTTGCCGCCCGCCTTAGCCCCGGCCTGGGCGTCACCCCCGCCGATGGCGTCGGGTTTCTTCCCGCCCGCCATGTTCGGCAGCGAAGGAGCCGCCCCGGCGAGGCCGCCCATGATCTTCCCCAGCCAAGAATTACCGATAGACGCCTTCGGGTTGTCCCCTGCGGGGGAGAACGTCTCCAACAAACCGGAAACACCGATGCCGGCGACCTGCCCGGCGTATTTGATCGTTCGGTTCGCCAACTGGATGCCGACCTTCGCGGCGGCGCCAGCGCCGGGGGCCATCATGTCCAGGGCGCTGGTTCCGAGCATCGCGGCATCCATCGCCATACCACCCATCCCGACGCCGCCTTCGCCACCTTGGGCGGGGTACGCCTGACCGCCCAAACCTGGGAGCCCTTGCGGGAAACCAGTACCCAACGGCCCCCCAGCAGCCCCACCGGGGATCGACGTGGGCAGCGGAGGAAGAGGAGTGGACGACGGTGCTACACCGGGGCCACCAGGGGCAGCGCCGGGGGTGGGGGTGAATCCGGGAGTTCCCGGGGGGGTGACGAGCCCGCCGCCAGCGGTGGCAGTCGCCGGAAATCCGCCAACGATGATCACAGGGAGGGGGACGGGGATGCCGCCGAAACTCCCCGCGGCTGACGGGGCGGTGACGGGCGCAGGACCTCCGACTGGCATGGACACTACCCCCGACCCTGACTGTCCTGCGGTTGTCAGAGCATGGATGTGATCCATATGGTTCTGCGTGGGTGATCCGCGATCTTCCATCGTTGACGGCGCCCCGCCCGCAGGCTGGTACTGCTGCCGCCAGATCGTCGAATCAATTCCCAGTGCAGCGGCATTCGCGTGGAGGAACTGGTTTATGGCATCGCCATACGCCTTGCCCTGCGGCGTGTCGTAGCCGGGGATCATGATGTCCAGGGCGCGCCCCGACGGATGATCCGGGTAGGGGTCACTGGCCCGATACCCACCGATGTCAGTGATTGCCGGGAACATCGCTGCGATCACGTCGTTCAGCCGCGCCGCGTTAGGCTGCAAGTTGGCGTCGCTGAAACTTGACTGCGGAATGCCTGACAATGGTGCACCAACACCAGGTGTCGCAGACCCAGTCGGCGCCGCCGCGCCGCGGTTGGGTAGGAATTGTTCCCCGAACGCCCCATTGGAGGCGAGTATCCCCATCAGGCCGGAGCCCTCATCCCCGGCAGCGTCGGAGATCTGCTGCAGCTTCGCCACCGGACCCGCCAGAGCCAGCGCGCCGAGGAACCTCACCAGGTTGTCCGCGATGCCAGCCAAACCCTTCGAAATCCCGAAGTCGGAATCCAGTTGGGCACCGAACTCATTCAAATCCGTGGTGGCACCCTTGAGCTGGTTGGACTGCTTCTCGCTGACCTTCCTCTGCGCGTCCACGAACCGCATCTGCGCCTCGTTGGCGTCCTGCCCTGCCTTCGCGACGTCGTTGCGGGCCTTCTGAATCTCAGCCTCATCCGCGACGCCGGACTCGAGAAGCTGATTCAGCCTCGCTTGCTTCTCCGCCAACGTGTGGCGGGTTTCATCTACCCGGTTCTGCGCCGACGCCAACTCGGCGGTCATCCCCGCAGTGTTGGTGTAGTTGATCGGCAACACCGGGGCGTCAGGCAAAGATGAGGAACCCCCACCTGCGGGGATGGACTGCGTTCCCAAGGGTGCCGGCCCGGCGGGCGGGTCGATACCCCAGTCGTGCTGGCGGGAATCCCGGTCATCCAACTGCCTTTGAGAAACCCCCAACTGGGACGGGTCGACCAGCTTCCCACTGGGATCGCGGTACTCGACGTTGATGACCAGTTTCCCGTTCGGCAACTCCTGAACGGCGAACCCCAACTGGATGAGTTTCTGCCGAACCTCCGGCGAGTTGTCCTGAACCACAATCTGCTTGGTTTCGGGGATCAGCTCCACCGCGGATTGGATCTGCTTGAACGACTGCGCGTAGAAGCGGTTCTTCTGCTCCGCTAACGCCATCTCCCCCATGGAGCCGACGAAGTCGTCGCGCATCCCCCGGATGCCTTCGCGGAACGAGTCGAGTCCGTTCGCGGCGGTCCGCATCTGCCCTGGGAGGGCTTGAAGTTTGTCGGCGGCGTTGTCGAACTTCGCCCCCATGTCCTCGATGCCCTCACCGACACTTTGAAAGCCGGGGATATGCTTGATGATCCCGCCGAACAACTGCGCGGTCTTCGATCCGCCTTCAAGCATCGACGTGAACACCATGTTCACGAAATCGACCATGGTGGCTCCGGTGTCCATGATGCGGGCGCCGAACATCAGGAACGTGTCAGCGATGGAAGCGCCCGCCGACCCGATAGCAGAGACGAACCCGATGATCTCTGGCTTGTGGGTGTTCACCCAATCCACCAGACCGTCAAGGGATTCCACGATCTTGTTGCCGAACTCCTGCCCGGCGGGGGTGTTGAAAATGTCGTACAGGGACAGCTTCAACGCCTCGGTGGAGTTCGAAACGCCCTCCATGATTCCGGGCCAGCCCTGCATCTGCGCTTTCGCCATATTCCCGGCCGTGCCGACACGGCCGATGACGGCTTCCATCTGGTCGAAGTCCGCGACGGTCCCCAACATGGCGGAGCGCATCGCGTCCGATCCGAACAGAATGTTCGTCTGCGCCTGGAAGTCCTGCGGCCGCAAACGGCTACGGGCTTCGTCCAACTGGCGGAACAACTCCCGGAACCCGACGAACTCCCCCGTGTCAAAGTCATACAGACTCAAACCGAGGTTCCTGATCGCCTCCTGCGCTGGATTGCCCTGGTCGGTGATCGACTGCAGCGTGGTTTTCAACAGCGTGCCGGCGTCGGAGCCCTTGATGCCGGCGTTCGCCAACATCCCCAACGCCGCGACAGTGCTTTCAATGTCCGCGCCGAATCCCTGCGCGACACCGCCGACCTGCTGCAACGCCTGAGCCAAATCTGGGATATCAGCAGCGGAACCCACCGCGGCGTTCGCCAACACATCCGCCACCCTCGCCGCATCGTTGAGCGGGTCAAGGTTGAACGCGTTGATCGCGGAAGCTTGAATCTCGGCGGCTTGCGCGGCGTCGATCTGCCCGGCAGTCGCCAACGCCATCGTCCCGCGGGCCGCGGTGATCGCCTCATCCACCGTGAACCCGGCCTTAGCGAGCTCCGTCATGGCTTTCGCCGCGTCCGAGGCCGAAACCCCGGCCATGGTGGTGTCCGCACCCAACGCCCGAGCGGCGGCGGCCATCTTCTCCGTCTGCGCCGGGGAGGACTCCGTGACGCCTTGGAAGTTGTTGACCGTCTTCGAGAAATCGATCCCGGTGTCCATGACGGATTTGAAGCCGTCCAGCACCATCCCCGCGGCCTTAGCCCCCGCAGAGACCAGGCCGCCCGCCACAATCGCCGCGACCGCGCCACCGACGAACGCTTTACCCGCCGACCCGCCGATAGAGGTGAACTGCCCCACCACACCGGAGGATTGGCTGGTGATGCCGGAGAAGATCCCGCCCGCCATCCGGGTGGAACCACCCTGGGAAGCCCTCACTTGGGCGTTCTGCAACTCCCGATACGCCTGGACGGCTTCGCGGGTTTCCCGCTGCTCCTGACGTCGAGCCCTACTAGCAGCCTCAGCGGAGCGGACAACTTGAGTGGTGGTGCGGGCCTGCTGATCCCGCACCCTCTCCAACTCCTTCTCCGCGGACGTGACAGCTTTGGTGTCCCCGGCGTCGCGGGCCGCGTTTAGTTTCTTCTCCGCGGCGGCGGCCTGCTTCGCCAACTGCTCAGACTTCTGCACCGCCTGCTGGCGTTGCTTCTCCGCCACCGTGGCCTTGCCCGTAGCATCCGCCACAGCGTCATACGCTTTCGCGTACTGGGAGACAGCCTGCTTGACCTCTTTCGAACCCTGACCGAACGACTTCGCGAACGACCCAGAAGCCGCCTTACCCGCATCGGCGAAAACCCGCTCCGCCTGGTCGGCGGCCTGCTTGAACGAGCGGTTGTCGGCCTGCGCCGCAACTTTCAAAGTAATCGGCACAGACACACCACCCTTCTAGCCCCAACCAATGGATTCGAGTTCTTCATCGACCTCGGCCTGACGTGCCTCAAGGTCCTGCATCTCGTCGTAACGCTGTTGGCGTTCCTTCCAATTCAGGAACACCTTCGGCTTGTACTCGCCCTTCTTCCCCACATACCAAGACGCCCGATATAGGGCTAGTTCTTTGTGGAGTTCCTTGAGCATTTCCATCCACTCCGGCCACTCCCCGTCACGCATCGCACGCGCATACGGAGAATCCGCCGATTTGGGATGCTCAAGCAGAACCAGTAGGCGGCGAGACGACATGCGTCCTGTGTGCCAGTCGAGGATGTCTAGGCCGCGGTCGATCAGCTCGGCTTCTATCGCGGTGGGTTCCTGACGCCACACCGCGATGGCGAGCTCAACTTTTGGGGTCGGACTTCTGACGCTCCTCAAGCGCGAGACGCTGCTTAGCCCACACCAATTCGATTTCGTTGAACAGGACTCCGCCGGCCTTCGCCCGCGCCGCCCCATCCTCACCCCACAACACAATCGCCAACCGTTCAGGCCAGGACGGTTTGACCCGCTCCCCCTTCTTGCCCTTCTCTGTGGTCTTCGCCCAGCGGTGCGGATACACGAGTTGACCCTTCGCGATCAGAGAACCGTTCGGCGCCAACACGTCCGGGTCGTGCTCGTAGCAGGTGCGCATCTCGTCCTGCAAATCATCCCAGCGTTCCTGCTGATCCAAGTCGAACAGGTCTTTGTGGGGGATCTCGAACACTTCCCCGTCGGGATACTCAGAAGTGGGTTTCGCGCGGCGGAACTCGCTCTTGAGGAACCCGTACGTTCCCTCGGAGGCTTGCGCGCGCGCATCGGCGGCGTTGATGACGTGCCGCTTCTTGACGTCCTCGGAGATTTCGTTGTCGGACACTTTGGGCTTCCTTTCGGGCTTGGCGACAGAAATGGCGGCTCACCGGGCGGGCGCTAGCCCAGGGCGGCCGCCAAACCGCCCCACGCCCACCCGGTGAGGTCTTAGTTACGAACCTTCGGAGTACTGGGCGTCCCAGCCGGGTCCGCCGAACCACACACCGAAATAGCCGGGAACCAGAGGCGGGTTACCGACCCCGTCCCACAGCGGATCGGGGCGCATGAAGTACTCGTTCGGCAGCACCTTGTAGGTGAGGTCCGCGGTGTCCGGGTCGGTCTTGGACCGCTGCTTCGACGCCTGCGAGTCCAGCTTGCACGCCGGGTAACCCTCGAAACGGTAGATGAACCCGCCCGACGTGCGGCGCGCGTACAGCAGGCCGATCTGGTATTCGGCGGTGGCCTCCAAATCGACGGTGGGGCCGGAGAAGTAGTCCGGCTCACCCGGCAACGGCACCAAAGGTGTTCCCGCGCTGTCGCACAGGGGGAGTTCATCTTCGAGGCGGTGGATCAGCGGGTCCGCCGTCTCCGCCGCCACAAACCGAACCGTGTACGCCTTCTCCGTGGTCTCCGAGTCGACCGGGAACTTCGACTGCAACACCATCATGTCGTCGGAGGTGGTGTCGGGTTCACGCTCAGCGCCACCATCATCGGTCTGGGCGCCGACACGGAACCACCCGTCGTTAGCGGCGGCCACATACTCGAACTTGCCGCTGACCCGCTTACGGATCAGCAGGTCGTCGCGGGGCTGACCGTCCTGCGCGAACGGCGACCAGTTCACCGCACCCAACGCGGTGAACGGCGACATGTCCGTGGCAGAACCACGGTTATCGCGGATGAACACCGCCTGCGCGCCGCCGCGCTCAATGAAGGGGCGATGAATGTCGAGGAATCCGCCGGCTGACATTGTCGTGCCGACTGCGGGCTGCGTCATTTAGTTCTCCTTGTATTGGGTTAGCAATCCACATGTTTGGCGGTTTCGACATGTAAACTTGGTTACATGTCGTCTTTTTCTGGCCGTCGGCCGCCGACGAATTTTGCGATCAAGTTGCCGCTGGATGTCGCCGAACTCCTACACCGCTTGGCCTATGAGACCGGGCGGAGTAAGCGTGACCTCGTCATTGAGGCGATCAGGCAGGCCTACGCAGGCCAATGAAGACCTGTCGCGACTGCGGTGAACTGAAGCCGTACACCGACTTTCATCGGGACGGGAAGAAGAAGGATGGACTCTGCTACTACTGCAAGCCCTGCAAGAACGCACGAACTCGATCCCAAGCGAAGGCGCGCGCTGCTCGTAACTTCGAGCCGACTTTAGATGGGCTGAAGATCTGCAGTTGCTGCAAGATGGCGAAGCCGCTCAACGACTTCGGGCGTTCCAGAACTCGGACGGATGGATACAACTGCTATTGCAAGCCCTGCCGAAACTCCAAGGCCAAGGTCTATTACTCCGAAAGCGACTGGTACGAGCGCAACCGCCCCAAATACAGGTACCCAAACAGGGTTCAAACAGATGCAGATCGCGAGAGGCGTCGCCTTCGAGATGCCAAGCGCCGGAGCCTCAACCCAGACTTGTGGCGTGAGAAGAGGCGGGAGAGTCGGCGCAAGTTTCGTGCTGAGAACCCGACCCATAACAGCGCGTACGTCGCGCGTTGGCGCGCACGCAAGCGTGGCGCACAGCGCATTCCTTACACCCCTTCGCAGGTGAAAGAAAAGATCGCGTACTGGGGCGGCCAGTGCTGGATTTGCAGGCGCCCCATTGAGGGCACTGTTCATATGGACCACGTCAAACCCCTGGCGAAGGGGGGCATGGACTGCCTTTCGAATCTTCGTCCAGCCTGCGCGCGCTGCAACACCAGCAAATGCGCTACCTGGCCATTCAGCCCCACCACACCACTGGCGTCTTAGGCTGCGACGTAAGAGAGGCCCAGCTTGTAGCGGGCCACATAGCGGGCGACGGTTTCGTCGCCGAATGGTTCGCGGCGCGGGCGAATCAACACCGTAAGGTAATCAATCCCGGCGACACTGCCGTCAGACAAAGTCACGTCAGGGTATGTCAACCCCAGCAGTGTCATTCGTCGGTGAACGTCGTTGGCCCACTGCTTACCCGCAACCGAGACAGGAACAGTACCGGATTTCACCTTGTGGAGAATGTCGATCTGTATCACCGGGTCATCCAGCCCGGCTTCCGGGTTGTCCAGACCTGAGATGCGCTGCACCAGAGCGAACGGCCACGGGTCGCTTTGACGCCTCTCCACACCCGACCGCAGCAGAGGTTGCAGCCACGACACCACGAAATCCTCAGCGTCGGGGGCGTCCTCACCGAAGAGGGGTGCGCTCATTCAAGGCCATCCCCGGTCAGATCCCCGCCGAAATGCTCAGCAACCCTCTGCCCCACCGCAAACGCCGGAGTGGGAGTATCAGGGCCGAATGGGGATTCGGAGTCCTGCGGGTCGGCTTTTGTGCCGAACTCGATCATGTGGGCTTTCCAATGCTTCGTCCCCACCACCGCTTTACCGTGACGGACACTCAACACCTTCACCGACGCCGCGTAGTCCCCTTCATCGACAGGGGACTGATCAACCCAGTAGTCGGCGACTTTCTGGGCCTCTTCCTTCAGCCCGGCGTCAACCTCGCTGGAGGTGGCGATAGCTTGCGCTAACTCCGCATCCGAAACGCCGAACCGGAACAGAGGGTTCGCCATCACGACCTCTGCCGCGAACACAGAATGGTGACGTGATGAACCCCGCCATACATTCCGGGCTTGGGCTGATTGAACCCTTCAACCTGGAAGACGTTGGAGTTGTCGTCGTCATCCCACATAGGGTTGGCGGTGCCGTCGT